TTTTTGCCTATGGAAGTCTACAAACAAAGAGCGCAAAGTTAAATAAACATAATACTTATTTACTTGCCCGTTTACGATAACCGCTTTTTCTTTATCCTTATTGATAAAACGAATGTACATTTCTTGAACTAAATCTTCTGCGTAAAAATCCTCTCCAAAACTTTTAATCGTCTTTATGTATTCCTTATGGTGCTTTGCTACTTGTTCTATCCAGCTCATAAGTAAATTTCTAAAGTCCAATATAAAAAGAAAAAGCCCACGACCCCGCTTTTTCTATAAGCGACACCGAAGGCTAATTCATCAGTTTTTTTTAGTTTCACTCGACTAAGTTATGCAATTTTCTTTTATAGTTCAACAAACGTCCTAATGCTCTTGAACACGTATCTAACCTATAAACGTATTTTTCTGCTAATTCGTGCAATAATCCTTTTTTTGCAGTCATAATAAAATCAGAATGTAACCTCATTCGTGTTTGCATTCCCTCTATCATATCGTCAATTATTCCGATGCGGTCTTCTACTTCTTCTTTATCTAAGGCTATACCTTTACCATCGCAAGACATACAAGCAAAGTCAACAGGGTTTTGTTCATACGGAATATGAGTGTCGTTTAAATCAATAGTAACGTAACCATCACCGTAACATTCAGTGCAATTCATAAATAAACTTTTCATAATTTCTAATTTTTAATTGTTTAACGTTCACAAATATAACTATATTTTTTAATATAACAAAAAATAATAAAAAAAAGCGGAATTTTTTACGTTCCGCTCTTAAATTTATTTGCTGAAGAACTCCCCTAACTTTTCAATTGACCTACTCGATAGGTTACTTCCATTCAGAAACTTATGAAGATTAGGTTGTTTTATTTCTACTAACTTAGAAAAAGCGTTTAGGCTGATTTCGTGTTTTTGTAGGTAGTGTTTAACCATTAACCTTGTTAGTTCATTCGCTTCGCTTAAAACCTTTGCTTGTTGTTTCATAAGTTATCTAAAAAATCATCAAAACCTTTGTTGTTATAACTTGGTCTTCCTTGCGGTTTTGCTTGTTCCTGAACGGGTTTAAAACTTAACGACTGAAATTTACCTTTTTGTCCGTCTTTTACCCAACTACTAATGTAATATTCTACTCCACCGATTGTAGCTTTTCCTTGATAATGCGGATGCGTTTCTTTTTCTCTTTTGTCGTTAGTGAATAACGCTCCGCTGTTGTCTTTTTTTTCCATTTTTACTTATTTATTTAAAGTTTTACAAATTCTACTGATTCTGAATAATAACCATTACTATTTCCAAACCAACGAATATCTACATATCCTTTTATAGTTGCTAATTTATAAAAAGTCCAAGTATAAGATTCAGGTTTACTTTCTCCAAACTCATTTTTATAACTAAATTCATAGTCTGGATTTCTACCTTCTTCTAACTTAAAAGATTCTTCAAAATTTTTTACAAAATCATCATTACTTACTTCCTCAGCTATTAAAATCGGGTTACCTATTAAATCATTTAAATCTCCATTAATATCATCAATAGTAACAGCTTCGCAACAATCTTGTTCGTGATACATTTTATATTGAGTTCCGTCATTACAAGTAAATAAAATTTCATCTAACTCGTCATCTACACGAATATATAATAAAGTTTTACCTTTTAATTCTTTTAAATCTATGTATTCCATTTTACTTAATATATTTTACTGGGTTTATACTTTGAAGCCACATTTTTAAGACTTCGATTTTACTTCTTGTGCTTGTTTTACTCATCTTTTTTCGATATATAGGTTTCTAAATCGTGTTTCCGTACAACAAAACTCCGTTATCGTGTTTTTGTCACCTTGCCTTATTACTTCGTACCAAAGTTTCCCACGTTGGATATCTTTGATTTGCACTAACTGGTCTTCCCTTGTTGAGTTAACATAATAACCCATTACTTTTAATTCATTTTTCATAATTCATTAATTAAATTGTTATAATATACTCTTGATAACTCTATTCGTTCTTTAATTTGTTCTATTACTGCTTCGTCTTTTGCTATTTTAAAGACTTTTACGCGCTTTTCTTTTGGTATATGGTCAAAGTTATGTTTCTTCTGAACAAAATCTCTTACGTCTAAATTTTCATCTATTAACCCTTGCTTCCAATGTTCGCGCCTTACCTCGTCTTCTACGATCTGAAAAGGTGTATTTACTAAACAATAACAAAGTAACGCTTCGTCTTTACCCGACAAGCACATATAACCTTGTAATTGGTAGTAGTAGTCTTTATTCGGACATTCAGTTTCAAAGAACGGGAACGTTGTAGCATCCCAAGAACACTTGACATCTAAAAGAATTTCATTCGTGTTTACATCGGGGGTTCCTGTTAAGTAATCGTTGATTAGATTCTCATCATTTTTGTAGATGAAACCTAAATCAAGAACATCATTAACAAGTTCTATTCCTTCGTCTTCTACTTCGTTACCTTTATCAGTGTACCTGCTCCAAAACTCTTTACGGATTCCGTATTTATGTTCAATCGCAAGTTCCTGAATATAGGTCTTTGTAGTTTTAGATAAGACCTCCCCTTTTGTTTTAGGGGAAGTCATCAATTTACCTATTTGTGAACAACGTATTTTCATTAGTATCTAAGGCTTACTTTGTTTCTACTCTTGTAATTATAAATATCTTCAATAAGAGTTTTATATTGTTCACGATTAGCACAATCAACTAATGCAGTTGGTTGAAGTCTTACTTTGTGCATAAACTCATTAAAATCAAATATTTCTTTTTTAAGAAGCCCTATCATTGTTGATACAAAAGCTGAACGATTATAACCAGTATAATATGATTTTATCATTCGTATTTTATTTGCAAAATCTTGAGCTAAAATAATATCTCCACAAATCCACGTACCCTCTTCAAATACTTGAACTTGATTTGGATTTTTATAAATTTTATGAGCTAACATATTTTGATTATGACTTGTATTATTTTGACATAACGCAATACAATCATTAAAAACATAATCATCATTTTTATTTACAAATTCACGAAGTTTAATATAAGATTCAACTCCCATATTAGCGTAACCTTCCATAAAATCTTTTTTAGTCCAATTTTTTTGATTAAGATTTAATGTATGAACTTCATTTAACGAATATCCATTTACAATAATGTAGTAAACAAATGATTCAGCTTCTTTGGCAGCCATTAAACGATGTTGTCCGTCTATTACTTCCATTCGTTCATTAACTAAAATCGGGTTACATTTCATTCCATAAACACGAATTGAATCAGCTAATCGCTTAATGTGTTGTAAATTTGGAACCCTGTTTCCTTCAATCTGTTTAAAGATTGATAAATCACTTGTTTGATAAACCTTGTTTACCTCTTTTCCTGTTTGCACGTGGTTACTGTACTTCGCCATTGGTGCTGCTGTTGTGTTATACATAGCTTTTAATTATATAAGTAATAATGCTTTTTCTTGTAATTCAGTTAAATCGAACTTTTCACGTAATTGTTCAACGGTGAAATCACCTGCCTTAATGGCTTCAAGTGCTTTCTCAAAACGTGCGTTGTCTATTTTTTCAGCCTTTTTGTTGTTTTTTGAATCAGGGTCGCTTTCAGTTTCATCAATTAAGAATAAACCATTTAAAGCGTATTTACGAGCGTAACTTGAAGCCGTGCCTGTACATTGTTCACTTGACATTCCTTTATGTTCTCCAAGTTCTGCAAACCCACTTACTTGAAGAAAATCATTATCAACGCTTAGTGTAGCAACTGCTTTTAAAAATAGCTTATTACCCACTTGAACAATATCGTCACTAAGCCTTAAAACTGCTTCGTGTTTATGTAACAATGGTTTAACTGATTCTAAGATTTGTTCAGCACTACGATACTTGTAATTACCGAACTTGTTTAAACTTCCCTTTGGACATTTTAATTCTGCCTGAATTTCTAATAACTTTTTCATAATATAAATTTTAATTGTTTGACAAATATAACTATTCTTTTTAATATAACAATGAAATCAAAAAAAATTATAAAAATTTCTTTAATCCTTCCGCGCATCGTTCAATGCTGTTTGCTCGTTCCTGAAGACTTTTAATTTGCTCTTTGATAGTTTCCTTACAATCGCTTGTGAAATATCCGTTAGAAGTCGCTATCAATGGAATAATGCCGTTTGTACGAATGTAGTTAACTAACTTTCTTAAACGTGGTTGGTTTAATCGAATTTTGTATCCGTGTTTTTCTAAATACTCATTCATTCTGTTAACTATCAATGGTGCTTTAATCGGGTTTTCCTTTTTGTAGTTTCGAAACCCGTGAACTACTACAGGTAAAATCTCCATTTCTTCGCTTGTGAGTTCGTGTGTGAACTCTTCAAAATTTGTTACGCTCATAATTTAAATTTTAATTGTTGGTTCAAAAGTAACTATATTTTTTAATATAACTGCATTTGTTTAATTTTTTTTTTATAAATGTTAATTATTTCTTTTAGCTCGTCCTTTGTGAACTTCCGTGTTTCCTTACTTTCAGCTTCTAATATGTTAAATCTTTCAATGCCTATCTTTGAAATAAGTCGCGTTCTATACTCCAAAAGATTGCCAGACAAAAACTGATTGCAAGTAATACAGGAACTATGTACGTTATCTTCATTAAATCGAACGTTGTAATGGTTGTTAGCATTCCAAAAATGCGAAGCGTTTACACGTCCTGTAATTGGTTTATCGCAGCTTATACAAGGTAAACCCTTATCTCGTAGGTTTATCCACTTGTTAAAGACTTGTTGGGTTAATTTAAGGTAATCACTTAAAGTCATTAAATCTTGTTTCGCTTTTGCTTTCGTCTTTTTCCATACTTTCGCCTTTTCAGATTCTACCCAAACACGGACGCATTCAGGTTGTAAACAAAATTTTTGATTGAATCGGATAGGCTCGAACTTATTTCTACAATGCTTACAGCGTGGCATCTTTCATTTTTAATTGTATTTCTAAATCCTTGACTTTAAATTTCTCCTCCATTAATAGCTTTTCAAGTCTGAAATTCTGCTGTAATGCTGTTCTAAGTTCTTTTTCCATTCCATCGTAACTAATCTTTACTTCTTGTAAGTCTGCTAAGCTACGTTCCATTGAGTTAATTAAATCAATTCTGTGTTCGTGTTTTTGTTTAATTTCCTCAAGGCTTATTTTAATCTTTAAATAGGTAGTGTCTAATAACACTTTGCCTTTTATAATAGTCAATTCATCCATAATTCGTGTTTTTGCTTGTTATATTAATCAAAAAGGAACATCGCCTTTACTTTGTTTCATCTTTTCGCTAAACGAAAGTAATTCTTTTCCGTTTACTATATCGGGTTCAACCTTTTTGTTAAAGTCAACAATATGGTTTTTAGTTGGAAAACTATTTGAAATTGGTTTAGTGTTTCTAATCGGGTCAACTGAATTAATTTTAAATCCTAATCCGTTATTAAATTCACAAAGTATTGGTTCATCTAATCTCGTATGCATTCCGCCTGTATCCATATC